CAAATGACCCAGCCGTTGTGTTGGTTGACGTGTTAGCTGTTGAGGTTGCAGCACTTGCCGCCGTAATAGAATATGTTGTCCCAGCGGCGGTCAATAATTGATATGGTCCCGATAAAACAACCCCGCCAACAGATACGGGTGTTATATAATCAACGTAATCCAGAACTGATGCAGTAATGTTGGAATCTGTTACGTTAACAACCTTTGAACCAGATGTTGTCGCAAATACTGGAGCCGTGTTGGTTATGCTTGTTTGTGGTGTAATGTTAACAAGGTTATTGCTAGTCAAAACATTAAGAGACGATTCAGCGCCAATCCCAAGATGGTTGATGGCATTAAGATCAGCCCAACCCTTAAGTGCGCGAATAGCTGAACCAATAGCAGAATTATAATACGCTACCCAGCCGCCAAGCTTCTGGGCCAATCCAAATCCGTTCCGCTCTGGCAAAAAGCGAATCAATTGAGAAACGGAATAAGCAGCCTCATTTAAGGTTGGGGTGACGTTTGTATCAACGCCGGGTTTGAGTTTGATCGTACCAAAGGGCATGATTAACCCCTAGTTGGCGAAGCAGCGGGGGCAGGTGAATAAGACGACCAAGCGGCTGCCTCATATTTTTTGCGATTCTCCTCAACCAACGCACTGGCTTTCAAAGCCTGATACTGGCTTTCGTAGGTCTGGGCCATTTGTGGGTCGTCGTTAATGCGCCCAAAGTTACGCTGGAACGCGGAGATGTAAATCATACTCGCCATGATAAACATATCTGGCAGGTAAGTTGAAATGTAAGTTGTCGTGTTTGTGGCAGAAAGCGGCGCAGACCGGACAGTGCCAGTTATAATAGTGCCGTAATTACTATCAGGCGTTGGCCCCACAATCATATATTGGCTAGTATTACCTGTAGTAGCAGTATCGCCCCCATAAACAGCAAAATACTGAGGTACGCCTGTCGTAGAACCTGATCCGTAAACATTCTGTATAAATTCTTTAGTAACTGGCAATAGTGGCGATGACACGCCGGAATTAACTACTTCAAAAGTTTGCGGTACAATAAACTGCGACGTAGGTAAAGTTAACGTATTGTTATTTTGAGTAAATGAATAAGCTGTCGTGCTAATTTGGGTAGAAAGAAAGTCCAAGTCACGCTGCATACGCAATTCTGCGTAGCTGATCATTTGAGGCAAAATAATCGTGAAGTTGGTATCGTTGGACGGGATGACGGCCATCGTTGCAATTTGCTGCACGTAACTTGAGTATGTTAAGGCCATAACCTAATCCTACGATGCCATGTCAAAAGCTGCCTTTTCTACCGCCGCAACTCTATTTGACCAACCACGCCCAAACGTATCATACGTGGGCAAACTTTGCAAAAAGGCTAGTCTTGCTTCACAGACTCCCGTAGCAACTTCACGAGCGTTAGCCGCTTCACAAGCACTAATTGTGGCTTGGCCGATTTGTCCGTCCGCACCAACACCAAGTACCTGCTGAAGGGTTTTCGCCGCACGGCCTACCCCACTATTAACAGCCATATCAAAAGTGGCATAGTCAATGCCAATAGGAAGTGAGTCGCCACTGATCTTATCCCAATAATTAGCCTTATACAAAGGAGCCACGTCCTGCGGCCCTAAAGCCCTCATTTCAGCTTCAGTAACTTCGCGTTTTACCCAAGATTCCCAAACTTTTTGCGTTACGCCAAGGTTTGTACGACCGCCGGGGTCTTTGGGATTATCCGTATACCCACCTTCAGATTTAAGAACGAGGGCTAAACATTGTTCAAAATTACCGTTCACTGTTTGTTCCCCAAAGAAGCCGTAAGCGCATCAGTCTTTTGTTTAGAACCAGCAGATGAGCCAAAATAAAATCCCATAACGCCAGTCCAAGCAGTTCCAAGCGTCCCAATAAGCATGAGAAGTGCCTCACCACCCGTAGCTGGAAGGCCAAAATGCAAAATGTAGGCAATAATGCCAAAGAACCCGATTGTTACACCAACAGCCAAAACACGAGGAATCCAATCCCGCGTTGCAATCTGCATTTGACGGGCTGAATCACGGTCCTGTTCAGAAATACGCTCCAAATCAATGTCCAAAGATTTCATTTGAACTTTAAAATCTGCGTCAATTTTTTTGAGAGCGGCTAATTGGTCGCCATTTGGATTAGCCAAAGCCGACATAATGTCGTCCTCTGTTCCATCTTGATGCCCAAATAAAGCACTGGAAATGGCTTTAACTGCCATACCTGCCACTGGGCCGCCAAGAGCCGTCGCAATAGTAGGAGCAACTGAACCAAGTAATGGTCCAAAAGTTTTAAGAATGTCCATGTTATTTCACCGTTAACATAAGATATAAGCCAATTGCACCAATGCCTAATACCAGAAAACCCACAATACTGCTAACCATAATCAAATCCTTGCGGTTTTCTTCCTGTTCTTTCAAGGCAGCCGCAGCTTGACGGGCAGCTTCCTTCCGCATCTCAATGACTGAACGCTGGATACCTTCCCATGCTGCGGGACCATATTGACCCACAAACATATTTTTAACGTCCAACTGCATTTGCTGGGCCTTAGCTTTGGCGGCATAAATCTTAACTGCTTCAGCTTCAAACTCAGCTTGGCTTTGGAATAGTTTCTTTCTGCGTGGCGTAGACGCAATAGTAACAATTTGGGCAACCTTACTGAAAAGATTGCCCACTTTTTCTGCGGTTTCCATCACGTCCTGCCCTGCATCGACGGCGGACTTGATGCTATTATAGATTGCAGTCGCGCCAGCGATGAGGGTAAACGGGTCCATGCTATTCCGTATTATTCAGCAGAAGGATTTTCCGGTTCTGGTTCCGCCGCAACAGGCGCAACAGCGGCAGCTTCAACCTGAGGCTTTGCTTGACCATGTAAGAGCGTAATAAGATCAGCAACTTCAGCATAGACGCCAGCACCAAGATGCTTAAGCACAGTGTTAACGTGAGCAACGGTAAGTTTAAGGTCAAGTTCAAGATTTTCCATTGAATCCTCTTAGAATGGTGGTTGTTGGGTTTGTGATGTTGTTTCACTTAGTAGGTTAATTTGTGAAGCAATTTGTGCCTCAACGCCGGGCATACTAATGCATTGAGATACCCATGCATAGGCCATTTCTTGTGTAATATCAGCATATGGAACAAATTCTGCGGGATTTGGCGAACCTAAATTGGCCGTGCCAGACGCCGATGACGTAAATGTTCCATCCGTTCCCGTACATACCCAATTAATGGCCGTAACCACATTGGTTAGGCCGTCATAATAAGGATTTACGATAAATTGGGGAAATGACCAAGTAAATTCCATTACCTTAATTCCCACCAACTATTTAATGACGATGAATTTACAGAATAAGTGGAACCAGAGGGAACAATAGTAGATGCTGTTACAGTAAATCCATTACCACCATAACCTTGACTACTAACAACATTTCCAGCCACTATTATAGCCATTGCAGAATTACTTCCGCTAACTGTGCAATTAACTGAAATGAAAATAGGATTTGATGTGCTATTTGTGTAAGTAGTGAATAATGATCTTGAACTTGTTACGTTTGTCCAAGTTTGATTAATGCCCAACCCGCCAGAAGGGGCTTGTGACGACCAAGTTGTGCCATTGCTGGTTAATAAGTTACCACTTGTGCCGGGGGCAACAGTTTGCAAGGCACTTGTACCATTTCCCAAAATAACATTATTTGCAGCAAGCGATGTGGACCCAGTTCCACCATTAGCCACATTAAGCGTTCCGGCCAATGTGACTGCGCCCGTAGAAGCTGTGGATGGTGTAAATCCCGTTGTACCAGCGTTAAAAGATGAAACAATACCGGAAGATGTAAGCCCATCGTCCGCTTTTTTCACGTTCGTTCCATCAGAATAAAAAATGGAACTATACCCTTGCGGAGCCGCAACCGTTGTTCCCGCCGCCGCATTGCTTCCGTTATTAGAACCTATTGTAACGGTGTATGCGCCAGATGTTGAATTTGTAAACACCCACATCCCCGCCACGCCTTGCGGCAACAAAACTGTTTGATTTGCAGCCAATCCACCCGTAAGATTAAATCGCATAGCCTGAGACGTGGAACCCGCTGCTGTAGCACTGGGTGCAGTAATATTGGTATAAGTTGGTGTGCCGCCCGTGTTGACGGATACAGATGTTGTGTTGCCAAACATCTGGTCAAGAATGGTGGAATTGTAATTAAGCGGCTGATCCCATGTAGGAGACGTGCTGTTATACGCTGGTTCGTTAAGGGCAAGATTGGTGGTAGTGGACATAATTAGCCCCTTTTCAGTTCACGGTAAGCTAGAATAAGCCTAAATATAATAAGAAGAAAGGTCAAAAGTGTGACAGCC